TTCATTTAATAGTTTTAAAGCTTCCATATTAAATCCTCATAAGTATTTTAATATATTTATAGTTTATAATACAAAAATTCAGAAATTTAATCTATAATTTTATTAATTTGAGTTTTTAGTTCTTCTTTTTTCTTTAATAATTCTTTATAGACTAAATTAAATTCTACTATTTGCTTATTTTCATCACTAATAATATTTAAATTACGTAATTTTTCTTTTACTTCATCATTAAATGTTATAATTTTTTGATTATATTTTTCTGGATTTTCTAATAATGATTTTCCGATTTCTATAATCTTATCATTTATACTATTATTATATTTTGTTTCTCGTGCATTATTTGTTGCAGCAATTTGTTGATTCTGAAGTGGATTATTAGATAATGGTATTTGCTTATATGGTTGAATATCAAATAAGATAGAATTTAACATAAATTTGATATTATTATTATCACGATGATTAATAGTATTAATCATTTCTGATTTAATTTTATCTATTGTTAAAGTTTTAATTTTATCTATTGTATCAAAACCTTTTAAATATGCAAATATCTTTTCAATAGCCGATTTTATTTTTTTGTTTATTAAATTTTCTGGCTCTTCTGTATTTTTATCTTCATTCTTATAATATTCAATAATATTGTCATGAATTTTTTGTAAACTATATGAAACTGTTTTATAATTATAATTATTGAATTCACTATAATCATAATATTCTTCAGGAATATTTAGTTTATCAAATTCTTCTCGACAAGTAGTTATAAAGTTATTAATTAATAGTTTTATATCATTAAACTTTTTCTGTCTTTCAGCATTATCGACAAGTTGATCAAAACGTTCATTATTAATATGGAGAAGTGTTACAACACGAGATTTAAATAAGTTAAAATCTGGCTTTTTGGTTTTATCATCATTCAAAAATGATATAATCATTTCTATAATAGTTTTTTCAATATTTTCTTGTTCGGCTTTTGCAGTATCTTCACGTTGTAAATAGCTATAGTCATAGTTAATTTTACTTCTTGCCCACATAACCATTGAATTAATTTCTTTATTTTTTACTGCTGGGCCAAATATTTGATATTCTTCTGCCTCACTGTCATAACGTAATTGTAATTTACCGTTTGGGTTTTCAAATTCAGTTTTAATTTTTATTTCTTTGTTTTGTAATATAGCAAAATCACCTAATTCATTGACAAATTTGTCATATAAGAATAAGTGTATTTTATTATTAGAATCTATAGTAAGAATTAAATCATAATATGCATGATCGAAATATTTTGTAATTTCAGTTACATTGTCTTTTCTACCAAGTATTTTAAATGTATCTATTGGTTTACTAGTATTACGTTTATAATGTTTAATAACATCATTTTTAAAATCTATTGAATAGATAGTAGACTGATTACCTTTATTTCTAGCATATATTATTGTACCATCTACAGTATCATTTATTTTTTGAACAAATTTATTATTAATTGATTGTGCACCGATATATATTTTTATATTATTAATATCTGGTGTTTTATCATTTAATGTATTAATTTCAAATTCTGAATATTTACCATTTTTACCATTTAAATACATGGTATATGGAATATTTACTGTATTTTTTGTTGCTTTAAATTCGATAATTATTGAATGTTGATCAATTTTTTTATCTGGATTTAAAGAAAAATACATTGCTCTTGTAATGTCAGTAGTAGCAGAGTTATAATCATTTTGTAATATGTTATATAATACATCTTTAGCTAATGCAATTTTAGTATTATATAAAATATTAGAATCTTTTAAATACATACCTCTATATAATGTAATATTTTTATTTAAGGTAATTTCTTTTACTTTTTCACGTATACGCATATAAGCCAAAGAAAATTCTTTTCTCCAAGGCGGGAATGAAAATAGTGCGTCTAGTATTTTTTTAGATAATAAAGTTCTATTGTTTATATTTTTATTATTTTTATCGGTTATATATTTACCAGTTTTATCTTTTTTATTAACTGTATATGATTGTCTATCTCCAACAATATAGCTTTTAATTTCAGCTAAATCTTCTTCAGTATAACTTTTATTTTTTGTTACTCTTCTTAAAGTTTCAAGATTTAAGCTATTAATATATTTTGTTATTGTATAATAATATTTTTGTTTAGGATTAGAAAGCTCACTATCATCAAGTGTATTAAAGTTACTATTATCTAATCTACCTTGTAACCATGCATATTTTAATAATTTTTCTGCTTGAATATATTTTTTATCATTAAGTAAATCAAAATAAAGTGCAGCAAATTTTGGATTTGTCCAGTCAGACCCGAGTTTAAGGTCATTTTGTTTCATACTGGATTCACCTTTTTCCGGATTATATTGTTTATATTTTGTACTACGTATATTAGTTCCGTATTTTTTATCTAAATCTTTAGCAGCGGCGAGTTCTTTTTTTGATATTGCCTCAATATCACCATAATTTGCATCATCTTCAGCAGTTGTAAATTTATCACTTAAGCTTGAATCATTTGGAAATATATCCTGTTTTACTCCAGGATTGTTTAAAATGCACCATTCTAATAGTAATTCGTTATTCATGTATTATTTATAATATTTGCAAGTATATATCTATTAAACTATAAATAATGTATGTTAGACTTAAACAAAAATCCAGATTTTGCTACACTAGACAACGCTTTACTTACTAGTGAGTATTATGACATTGATAAAGAGCTAGACGGAACACAGGTTTGGAATAAAGACGCTCTTGACCAGATGATAGAGATGGTTTTGCTTACAGAACCACAAGAACGTTTATTTAACCTATCCTTTGGTTCTCCAATATATAGAATATTATTTGAAAATTTTAGTCAAGCAGATACATTAATGGGCACAGTATTTGATATTATTGAACACTGGGTTCCAATAACTATATCTCGTGGTCAAGCTGAAATTGAACAAGACCCAGATAATAATGCTTTAATTTTCAAAATACCGTATGTTTCTAATAATGGTTTAATTAGTGGATATTTTGCAAGAAAGGTTTTAAGATAATACAATGGCATTAAATAATTTAGACAATAAATTAACATCTTTTAGTAATGCAGATAAGCCAGCATTGCCATCTGATTTTATTGGGTCATCTTATAATAATGACGTAAAGACTGGTATTTCTAAATTCCATTTAGCAACAATGGATGGAAATACACCTGTTGTTTTAACTGGATTATTAATGGAATTACCAGAAATGTCCTTTACTGTAAATTATGAAGATGGACCAGGAAATGAATGGCAAGATACTATTGCAAATTTTACTGCTAATGGATTGATGTCTATTGTAAATACTCTTGGTGCAGCTAACCAAGGTTTAAAATGGAAAAATTTAATAAAAGCTGGCACATGGACTAAAAAAGTTTATAATGGATATTCTATATCTAATATTCCATTAAAATTTAGAATTTATTCGTCTGACCCATTGGGACAATCTAGTGCTGATGATTGGTTTTTAAATTTACGTAAATTTGCAGCACTTGATTCTGAACACTTAATGTCTCCAACATTATTAGTTAAAAATGCGTTTAATGCGGTAATAAATACAACTAATGCTGGTGAAGTGGCAAGTGAAGCCATGATGATGAAATTTAATAAAATACAGAATCCAACTAAAAATAAATCAGCAGAAGACCAAGCTATGGAAGCTGCAAAAAAATGTGAAAAGGATAACGATAATAATAGACGTGCTATTGAAATTTTTAATCGTGCTGTATCATCATGTATAGGTAGAAAGTTTAAGATTGTTTGGAAAAATGGTAATGGCGGTTTAGCGTTTTTTACAAATAGTTTTACTGGTGGTAGTGTAGATACAAATAGAACTATTTCATTATATTACATGTCAGATACTGATAATGATAAAGAACTTGATAAACAAACAGTTGGTCATATATTAGACCCAAAATTTAGAGATAGTGAAACAAAAAAGACTTATACTGGTAATACAGCAGATAAGCCATTTGATGTAGCTGATGTTACTCGTGCATTTAGAGATCTTAATCCTAAAGCAGAAGATTTTGATAATCCAGATGATGCAAAAGAATGGGATAAAGTTAAATCTGCTGTATTAAATGAAATTGAACGATTAAATACTGGCGGAAATAGTGAAAGCGATCGTGAAACCTTTGTTCAAAATATAGAATTAATTAAAGAATTAGCTGATAGTGCAGGTGAATTTTTAATAGAAAAATTTAATGAATACCGTGTTGTAAATCCATTTAATAGAGCCAATGCATTAGGTGAAAAATTATGGTATTTACATCTATATGAAGATGTTATATTTAAAAAGAGCAATCCATTAATTGTCTATATTAGTGATTGGTCATATCAAATGTCAGAAGAATATGATACTACATTAGGAGAACCAGTTTATTATGAATTCACAATAAACTGTGTATTAGACCAAGTATATTCTCGAGATGTTTGGCTCGATAAACTTTGTGAAAAACCAAATTTTTAATTTGTTTTTTTATTTTAACAAAGAAGCATTTGTTAAAGCGTACTGAGTTTGTATAGTTATTTTAAAATCAATAAAAATTGGATAATTTTTATCTGTAGTATTAACAGCTGGTTTAAATGACCAGCTTGTTACAATCCAAGGAATTGCTTCAATTTGTTTATTATTACTATTTAAACCAGGCACTGAAGTAGACAGGTTTGGAATATCTGCTTTTATTAATGGACAACCGCCAGTATTTTGTTCTGACATATCTGATAATCTTGTTAAAAGATTTATAAATTCTACAATAGCTTGAGCCAGCTCTCGTTCATTTTTATTGCCTAAATCAGTTGATTTTGCGTCTCCTTTTTGTTCAACTATCTCTACTGCTTTCTTTATTGCATTAATTTTACTAAATTCTGCATTTGTATCAAAATTATGAGAAAGATTATTTAAAATTGTTGCCAATTCTTCACCTTTTTCATAAGCCTGCTTTGCTGCAGTTTCAATATAGTTAACTGTATCTGATATATTAAATTTAGATGGTGTTGTTGCAAATAATAAAAATTTAATTATATCCGAATATGCACTAGTATTAAACATTTCAAATGGATATGCTCTAAATTCTAAATCATAAGATAATGGTTCTGCTGTTTGCGGAACTTGTTGAGTCCAACCATCAGTAACAATCGGCGGTCTATATGTTTGGTCATTCTGAGCGAACATTTTTAAATACTTATGCTCGGTTATTTTTTTAAGAACATCAGTAACTTTTGCTGCAGAAGAATTGCCCCATTGTGTAGTATAATGCAAAGTTGGTAATTTATTTAATACACCAGTTATTACTTTAACCGTTGGCTTTTCTTTATCCTTAAGTAATGAACCTTCATCTATATGAAGGGTAAAATTATGACCTCTAAATATAGGAGATGTTGTATCAAGACTAGTAGTATTGGCTTGTTTATAATATTCAATTAACATATTAGTTATCCTATTGTAATTAAGCTATTATTAACAGATTTTGATGGAATCTTATTGTAAATGTTTTCAGATGTAGCTACAAGTTTATTTATTGCAGTCATAAATTTCTTAACATCATCTAATGTTAATGGACTTTCTTCCTCATTAATTTCTTGATAATTTATGTTCGAATCCGTATTATCAGCATTCTTAATAGTCGGATTGTTTTCCATTACATTATAAATTGTTCCAACAGCCGTTGTTAATGCTCCCATAGACATACCCATCGGGTTTAAGGACTTTAACATTTCCATTTCAGCAATAGAAGCAACAGAGAATGAAAGCATATTCAATGGCAAGATGATTTTATTAATTGCTTTGTCAAATTCATCAAGAGTAACGCCATCGATTATATCAACTTTATCTGGTTGTCTATTAATATCATCTGTCGTTTCCTCTTTCTTTTCAGTATTAGAGCCACTGCCAAATAAGCCCATGAATAATTTTTCAATCAATGTTCCAACGAAATCAACAACAGTATTAACCAAAGAATCAATTACGTCTAAAACAATACTACCGATTTCTTTGAATACATCGACAATCTTTCCTATCATTGCCACAATTTCATCGCCAAATACTCCAAACAATACGAAGATACCAGCAACAAGCAAGATAATCACACCGATAATAGCAATAACTGCCATAGCAACAAGGCTAAATTCCAATACAGCAAGTATGAACTTAAATGCTTTAAAAGCGAGTTCTATACCGTGTTCAATTACAGCCATACCCTTTTCAAGGATAATAGAACCAATCTTTAAACTATGTTCTGTAGTTTTTGCTTGTAAGTCAAAAGCCCAAACAATCATATCCTTAACCCATTTTGCGGCTAAGTAAATCATTCTAGCTGCATGATATGCAATAGTTAATGTTCTGATTAATAAAGCAGGACCTTTAAATACAGCGAATGCCACCACGGCTATCTTCGCTATTTTCCATGCGACTTCTTTTATCTTATCTTTTATTGGTTGTTCTAGTTTTGACCAGAAACCTTTGAAGAATGCCACAGCCAGAATAACATACGGTAATAAGTGGCTAATAAATCCTACAATCAAAGCAACAGGGTTTAAAATACCTGATAGAATTTTACCTAAGCCTCCCATGAATTGCTTGAAATCAATCGGGAATTTAGGACGTTCTGCTTTGGTTTTCTTTTTATCTTTGTCAACCGTATTTTTTACACCATTACCTAAAAGAATATCTTGCTTTTTAGCTTTTTCTATTGCAGTCTGGTTTGCAATTTGTGCTTTTTCGGTTGAAACAATTTCTTTATCACCTTTTTCAATGGTAGTCTGAATAGCAGTCAAAGAATCAAGAAGTGCAGGGTCAGCAGCTTGTGCAGTTGTATTACTTTCTGCAGCTACAGCACCAGTACTTGATTCTGGTTTTAATGCATCTATTAATTGTGTATCAATAGATGTAGCTACTGGATTCGTTAATATTCTTTTCAATTCACCTGTTAACAGACCGATTGCATTAACAATTCGGTCAGTAGACTTTACCATTATTCCTTGAACTGAATTTTTGCCTTTCGATGTAAATGCGCCAGTAACAGCACTTTTAATATCGCTAGTATATGTCCTAATCTTCTTGATTAAGTCATTTTTATACTTTTCGTCACGAATCTTATTGATTTCAACTGCTAAATTCTTTTGTGCGGCCATATGTGTTATTTATAATAATTAATATTCTTAGCCGCAAAATTATAAATATAGTAAACTAATCTAATTATTTAATCTAATTTTAAAGGGTTTATAACTATGTGGATGAAATCTCCAGAACTTAGAGGCCACTTGGAGCAAGTGGAAGTAACTAAGGAACAGATGGATGAATATGTCAAATGTTCCCAGGATATATTTTATTTTTCAAAGTATTTCTATATCTTGACAGATGAAGGTGAAGCTCCTATTCATTTACGTGAATATCAGGAACGTATTACAAAAATGCTTGTCGCTAAATACTACGACAAGGATAATGTAATTCGAAATAATAGAATTATTATGATGGGTCGTCAGTGTGGTAAAACTACCATTGCGACTCTTTATATTTTGTGGTATGCTTTGTTCAATGCCGATAAGACTATTGCAGTTCTGGCTAACAAGGAAGACCAAGCAAAAGAAATTCTATTGAGAATTAGGTCGGCAATTTTGAAACTACCATTGTGGTTACAACAAGGTATTAATCCTGACCGTGGTGGTTGGTCAAAAGAAAGTATTGGTTTTGATAATGGAACTAAAATTTCTTGTCATGCTTCTGGTTCTTCTGCAATTCGTGGTAAGTCTGTTGACTTGATGCTTGTGGACGAATTTGCGTTCTTGCCTGAAGAAGAAGCTAAGGACTTTATTAAGTCTGTGTTCCCGACCCAATCTGGTAGAAAGGATGCTATGATGATTCTTATTTCTACCCCACATGGTATGAATGAATTCTATAACATTTGGATGAAGGCTATTAGTGGTAACTCTAGTTATGTTCCTGCTAAGATTCAATGGTTCGAGATTCCAGGACGTGATGAAGCATGGCGTAAACGTATGATTCGTGACTTCGGTATTCAGATGTTCCAACAGGAATATGCTTGTCTTGCAGGTCATGAAAAAATTACAGTAAAGACTGAAGAAGGAATTGAAATAACTGATACTATTGCAAATCTTTATCAGTTATGGATGGATGGATTTTTGAGGTAATAAATAATAATATGGCAAATTATAAACAACTCGGTTACGACCCAAGTAAAAATGGATATTGGAAAGGTACAGTAGATGGTGCTCCGAACTTCGGATATCCTAAAAATTATTTCTATGCAGATACCCTTAGATCCGTTCTAATTGGTTTTGCTAATTTCTTTAATGATTTAAAGGTTATTCGTTATAATGAATATGGCGAACCTGTAAAGACAATTAATGTTCCTATTAAATTTGGTCCTAGAATGAAATCTCATGACTTCAGGACTGAATTAGAGTCAGGGGATAAGTATTATATCTCTTTACCGAATTTGACTTATAGACTCGATTCTATGCAGTTTGATTCAAATCGTGCAAAGGGTATATATGAACAACGTGCTTTCTATTCAGACGAGCTTCAAAGCGCCGGTCTTGTAGGTGATTATGAAGAAATGTTCTGGTCTGATGTTCAGCCGACTCCATATAATATTACTACTACTATGGAATTAAAAGCTGAAAAAATGACAGATGCTGAACAAATAGTAGAACAGATTTGTGCAAGATTCAATCCAGCTTGTTTCTTCGACCTTAAAGAATTCTGGTTCTTTAATAAACGTCGTAGTATCAAGATGAAACTTGAAAATGTTAACTGGACTATTGAAAGCGAATCCATGGGTGAAGAGCAGTGGAGACAGATTACAGTTTCATTTAGTTTCTTGATTGAATGTGTTCTTTATAAGCCTATTAGAGATGCACAGATTATTGAAAGAATTAACACCTTTATTAATTACGATAGAGATAGTTATTTGTATCATGGTGTAACATTCGGTAATGCTGATGGTTCTTTAACTACACCTCATGATTTTAGTAAAGTTTATGGTGTAAAAGTTGCTAATGCTTATGTATTAGATGGAAATCCTGAAACTACATTTGATCCAAAAACATCAGCTTATACAACAGTTTATAAGTATAAGGATATTGATGAGCTTACAACTTATGATGCTGATGCTAAACGTTTAGTAAAGACAATTACTCGCTGGGTTCCAGCTTCTGAAAATATGTCTGCACATCCAGATATCAAGTATAGACATGACGCTTATATTATTGATAAGACAGATGAATATGATAGAATCACATCTGGTCACTATGAAGTTCATGATTACTATGCAGATGAATGGATGACTATTAAGGAATATGAATCTATGAATGGTTGGGGCCAAAATAATGATAGGTCTATTGAATTTGGTTCTAAGGTATTGATTGATAAAGATGGAAATCCTTATTCTGCTTATTATTCTCAATATAGTGAAGAAGGAAACTATACATCTGATTCTGCAAAATATCCAGGACCTGGTATAGATTATTATTACAACATAGAAACGGATAACGGTTTTAGACCGAAATTCGATTTCAGTGGCGGTAAATACTTTTAGTTAAAATAAAAATCCGGTATTAATTACCGGATTTTATTTCATAAGATTTAATCAAAATTTTTGATTCATATTTTCTAGCAGGTTCTAGTTCATCGCTACAAAAACATCTACAATGATTTAGAACGAAATCATAACCTGAACACTTATAACTGAAATCCACTCCACCAGAAAATCTTGGATTAATATCCATTAAATAATACTTATCATTGTGCTTAATAAATTCAATATTTATTGAGCCATTTATATCTAGTTTTTTACCAATGAATGATGCCATATCAGCTAATGTTTTATCATAAATCGTTTTAACTGTTACACCTGCACCATTACTTGTTCTAATTAATTCTTCTCTTGTAACGGAATAATCAAAACCAGATTTCTTATCACGAATATAGTCAACAGTAAATATATGTCCATCAAGATATGGTTGAATTACATAATCTTCCATATTTGATATTGTTAAAAGTTGATTAATTGTAGGGTCAATTACAACGCCTTCACTAGAACGGCCGTGAAGTTTTTTCAATATCCATGGACGTTTAACATAGTAAGTATGGAAATCAGATAACAAATAAGTATTAATTGTATTTACTTCATTATCATCTTTAAAAAATTCATGTATTTTAAGTTTATTTCTTGCAATATCCAGAACTTCTGATGATTGCATATATAATGCAATTTTCTTTTCCTCAAACATAGC